TTTTTTTATTTATATAATTCATATTTATAGTAGTAAAACTATAAATTTTTAATAATGTCTGTAAACACATATTGGTCGGGTTCAACATCTGGCTCATTCGTATCGGGTTCATCTACTCCATTTGGTATATACGATGGAGATACTGAGTTTAGATTGGATGCACCAAAAACAGCAACTTGGGTAGCTAGAAGATTGGGTTATCCTATTGTAAATATTGAATTAGATAATCAACAAATTTGGGCATGTTTTGAAGAATCTGTTTCGGAATATTCAGCACAAGTCAATCAATTCAATCTTAGAAATAATTTAGATATTCTTAGAGGACAACCAAAAGGTAAGGTTACAAACTACTCACAAACACTTGTAGATGGTTCATTCTTACCAACAACGGTTCGTATGTCTCAACAATACGGAACACTTGCTGGTGTTGGTGGTAATACTGCAATTAAAAAGGGATATGTTAATTTGACTTCATCGGTTCAAATATACGATTTAATAACCCAAGCAATCGATGTTCAAACCGGAAATACAATCTCAGCATCATTATCAGGTTCAGCATCTACAATAGATGTAACAAGAGTATACCACGAAGCAATCCCGGCTATTACAAGATTCTTTGACCCATATTCGGTGGGTGCACAGGGAACTTTAAACTTAATTAGTGAATTGGGATTTGGTAACTACTCACCAGCTGCACAATTCTTAATGATGCCTTTGTATGAAGATGTATTAAGAATGCAACAAATTGAATTTAATGACCATATTAGAAAATCTGCACATACATTTAATATTGTAGATAATAAATTAGAAATATTTCCTGTTCCAACAAACGATACGGTTAAGAAGGTGTATTTTGAATATATCAGTAGGGATGAATTTGAACATGATTCACAGACTATTCAAGCCGATTCACTTTCTGATTATTCCGATATTCCATATTATTTTATTCAATACTCAAATATAAATGAAGTTGGTAAACAATGGATTAGAAAATATACTCTTGCACTTACAAAAGAATTATTGGGTGCAATTAGAGAAAAATATAATTCTATTCCAATTCCAGATGGTGAAGTAAGTTTGGATGGGGGTGCACTGAGAGCAGAAGCACAAGTTGAAAAGGATGCACTTATTACACAATTGAGAGAGAATTTAGAGGAGATGAGTAGAATAAAGGTGATGGAAAATAAAGCACATGAATCGACTCACCAACAAGAGATGTTAAGAAAAGTTCCACTTAAAATATATGTAGGATAATATGCCAAAGTTTATGTTAGATAGAGACTTGCAACTCTTCAGAAGTTTTGCAAGAGAATTGGTAGATACCGTAATTGAAAATACTTGCGTATTATTTAAAGTAAATTTAAATGAAACCAAAGTAAATATCTATGGTGAATCTACAAACAAAACTTGGTATCCTGGTGTTGAATTATTTGTTCTAATAGATAAGGAACCCGAAAATGTTCAGTACGAAGGATTTGGTCCCGATAATACACAAAATATAACTTTCAAATTTGATAGATTATTATGTGAAGAAAGAAACACATATCCTGAAATTGGTGATGTTATATATTTTGATAATTCTTATTATGAGATAGATAATACAAATGAAATCCAATTCGTAGGTGGTTTACCTGGTCAAAATAGTGATAGAAATTGGAGCATCGTATGTTCAGCATTTATGGTATCGAAATCTAATTTAAACATTGAAGAAAGAATAAAATAATATGTCCACAAATCCACTAAGGCAAAACAATAATAGAGCAAACGAAATTAAATCTACAAAAGGAGATTTAAAACAAAGTATTTCTTTGTTTGATATTGACTATGCTATGATGTCATATTTGGAAGATACTGCATTACCAACTTTGGATGATAATGGAACAGCATTAAAAATTCCTGTGGTATATGGTAATTCCGAAAGATGGAATGGTTCTCGTAGAGAAGGTGTGTTTAGAGATTCAAAGGGTAAAATACAATTACCTATAATGATGATACGAAGAACATCTATTACAAAAGATGATACTATGCCAATGTTAAATCGACATGTATCATATCAAGGTATAACAAAATATTCAAAAGATAATAGATACGATAGGTTTTCTGCATTGGGTGGAAACATTAAACCAAAATATGAAATATACAAAATTCAAATGCCAGAATATGTGGAATTGAATTATGATTGTATGGTTTGGACAAATTATACTGAACAACTAAATGCGGTAATAGAACAATTACAATATACATCATCATATTGGGGTGACAAAGAAAAGTTTAAATTTAGAACTAGTTTAAGTGAATTTAATGTTATAAATGAAGTTGGTGAAGGAACTGAAAGAATAAATAGAATTGAATTTAGCTTATCAGTGAAAGCATATTTGCTTCCAGAAAAATTTGATGGTGACAATACAATCAAAAAATCAATTTCTACAAAAAGAGTAGTCGTTGCAACCGAAGTAGATGTAACTGGAAATGGTAGATTGGAAGGTTTATTAACAACACCATCACCATATTATGACAACAAAGATTTAATTGACTTTTTGTCTTTAAATAATAGTAAAGTCGTAGATGGCGGAATTAACACCGCAACATTTACAGGAATAAAATTAATAGAAGCACCTGCACAATTAGCCGGAGTAATTACTTCCGGATTAACTTACGATGGAAAATCTTACGATATTAAATTATATATAAATGGTGTTAGGTATTACCAAACATCATCACATTTTGCGGTAACATCGTATACAAACAATACATTAATATTAACATTGTCTCCTGGATTTCCAGTAGATAATGGTGACGAAATTACTATTACAGGTAAATTTATTGAAATTGTATAATGAAAAGAAGCTTATTAGATATAACACAAAAAATCAGTAGAAATCCTGGTAAAACAAATTTAACTCCAAAAGATTTAACAAATTCTACATATTGGATTTATGAAGCAACAGGTTGGAAATTTGTAGATATATTAAGAGAAATTGAATATAGAACTACACAAGATAGATTAAAGATTTATATTAATACACAAAGTATAAGTGCAAGAGACTATGATATTGAACAGGGTACAAGTGGTTTATTAATTAAATTTATAAAAGATAATTTTAATGGGTTTGTTTTGGATGCTGATGATTATATTCAAATAGAAGGAGATATAGAACAATATGCTTAATAGATTTAATTCAAATAGTAGAAAACTTAATAGAGTTGTTCCAAAGGTTAATATTAATAATCTTACTAACAATGATTTGACCGGAAGTTTACAAAATATTGAAATTCCAACCAATACTAAATTTCAATCCAAAACTCGTTCCAATCCAAATCCAATTAAATTAGTAAATAACAAAACAAAAATATCGGATTTTTATCAAGAGATATTAGAAAATAGTGCAAGATATAATCAAAGAATGATTGATGAATTTGATAACAATACAAATACATTAACAATATACAATGTTACATTAGATTATGGAACCGAAGGAGCATCACCTAATAATTTTGAAGTATTAGTATTTGGTTTACATATTCCAGGAAACTATACAATTAAAGAAGTTGGAAATAATGTAGTAATAACTTTAAATGAACAATACATAGATTACGATAATGTGACTATAAATGATATTTATGTTATGGGAAAATTGGTGGATGTACCAGTTGCAACCGAAGATGACTCAATAATAATAACCGAAAGTGGTTTAGACATAATAATATAATAAATGGCAAACTCAAGAAAAAAAATATCAGAATTACCTGCATTAAGTGTGGCATCATTAGATACAACGTTTGTACTTGGTATTTCAGGTAGTACAACATATAAAATTTCTATAAATAATTTAACATCTTCATTGGATGGTGCATTTGCAACGGACTTAGTAACCAATGCATTAAGTAATACATTAGATACAAAATTATCTACATCATCTTTCAATTCTTATACTGCAAGTATTTCAACTGGAAGTTTAGTAACATCTATTTCAAATTTAAATACTTTTACTGCAAGTGTAACTACGGCATCAATTGTAACTTCTATTAGTAATTTGAATACTTTTACTGCAAGTATTTCAACTGCAAGTTTAGTAACATCTATTTCAAATTTAAATACATTTACGGCATCACAATCTACATCATCATTAGTGGATAGATTAAACACAATTGAAAGTGTAAGTGGTAGTTGGATTACTGAAAGTGAAACGGGTTCATTTTTGACAAGTTTAAGTGGAGCAATAAGTTCTTCATCTCAATTAACATCATCATACGATACAAGATATACATT